CCTGCTTGCAATCGCGGGAAGATTTTGGCAGAGGGGGTGATGAGGTGACGGAGGCTGGGTACATGCGCGACGTGCGGCGAAAATGTGAGGCGCTGGGCGTATGGCGCGATGAGTTCGAGCGGGCGCTGAGGCGTCTGGCGAAAATATACTGCCGCATCGACGCGGTGGAGGAAGAGTTCAAGGCGAGCGGCGGAGCGGCGATCGTCGAACACACGAACAAGGCCCAGGCGACGAACCTCGTCAGAAACCCGTACCTCGTGGAAATCGACACGCTGTATGATCAGGCGCTGACATACGAGAGAGAGCTCGGCCTGACGGCGGCGGCGCTGAAGAAAATCAACGAGGAAGCGCTGAAGCCGCGCAAGGGGCCGTCCGGGCTTGAGGCCGCGCTGAAGCTGCTCGAGGCATGATATGGAATGGGAACTAACGGCGGAGGAACGCGCTGTTGTCTGCCGCCGTGAAGGTGAGTTTGTCGTGACGCCGCAGGGCGAGCGGCTGCCGGCGACGATGCAGGGCAAGTACGCCGAGGAGGTCATGGGCTATGCAACGGGCGTGGCATGCGGGGAGATCGTCGCAGGGATCGACCGCATCCTCGGGTGTATCAGGTTTCTGCGGGACCTGATCCGCGAAGACCTCGACGTAAACGCGAAGGACGCCGACTTCGTGATCGGGCTGATCGAAACGACCTTCAAACATCGCCAGGGCGAGGCGTTGGACGGCACACCCTTGCGCGGTCAGCCGCTCAGACTCGAGGCGTGGCAGAAATACATCATATACGGGATCATGATCTTCTATAAGCGCGGAACGACCGAGCGCCTCGTCAAGGAGGCGTTCATTTTTGTACCGCGGAAAAACGGCAAGACGATCATGGTCGCGGCGCTGGCGTGGGCGTTGTCGATCCTGAGCCGGAAGAGCGGCGCGAAGTGCTATGTCGTGGGCGCGGCGCTCAAGCAGGCGCTGGAAACCTTTGACGATTGGGAGTACGTGCTGGAGAACTCGCTGTACGACGGCAGGAAAGACGCAGAAAAACACGGATGGCGCATCCTGGCAAACTCGGTCGAGCACTCGATCACGAACGGCGACATCATGGGCGGTTCGATTTCGCTGCACGCGCTGCCGGGCAATCCGGACAAGCAGGACTCATTCAACGCGCCGTACATCATCGCGGACGAGGTGCACGCCTATCGGAGCCCGACGCAGTACAACGTACTGAAGGAGGCCGGCAAGGCGTACACAAACAAGCTGGCCATGATCATCACGACCGCCGGCGACAACGGAACGGGGTTCTGCGCGCAGCGCGTGGAGTACTGCCGGAAAGTGCTCCGGGGCGCGGTGACCGACGATCAGTACTTCATCTTCCTGTGCTGCGCCGACAAGGACGCGACGGGCAGCGTCGACTTCACCAGCGAGATACAGCAGCGGAAGGCCAACCCGAATTACGGCATCACGATCAGACCGGAAGACATTATGAACGAAGCCGTCCAGGCGTGGAACGACCCGCAGCAGCGAAAGAACTTTCTGGCCAAGTCGATGAACGTGTTCACCTCGGCCATGAACGCCTATTTCAACATCGACGAATTTGTCAAGTCGGACGAAGACGCCGGCGCGGCGCTGGGCATCGACCCGACATGGCCGGTGGAGAAGAAAATCGATTTCCTCGCCCGGCTGAAGACGGAGTGGTACGGCGGGGCCGACCTGTCGAAGCTCCACGACCTGACCGCGGCCTGCCTGCACGGGCAATACAAGGGCATCGACATCGTGATCCCCCATTGCTGGTTCCCCGTGGTGGCCGCGGCGCAGAAGGCGGAGAAGGACGAGATCCCATTGTTCGGATGGAAGGACGACGGGTGGCTGGATATGTGCAACGCGCCGACCAACGACCACACGGCGGTCGTCAAGTGGTTCGAGGCGATGCGGGCGCGGGGCTTCAGGATCAGGCAGGTCGGGCACGACCGGAAGTTCTGCCGGGAGTACTTCATCGGCATGAAGAAGGCGGGCTTTCAGATCGTCGATCAGCCGCAGTACTTCTACAAAAAATCCGAGGGCTTCCGGCACATCGAGGCCGCGGCGAAAAACAGGGCGTTGTACTTTCTGGGCGCCGAGCCGTATCTGTACTGCGTGTCGAACGTCAGGGCCATCGAAAAGACGGACGACATGATCCAGTACGAGAAGATCCAGCCGGAGCACAGGATCGACGTGTTCGACGCGGACGTGTTCGCCACCGTGCGGATGCTTGAGAATATGGAGCGGGGGCGCGCGGCGTCCCGTTGGTGGGGAGATGAAGCGAGTGAGTAAAAAAAAGCAGCGCGCACCGACGCAGACGCGCAGCTCGGGCGGCGTGGGGCTGTGGCTCAGCGGCGGCGACATCTGCGCGCCGGGGTACACGCGCCTGAGCGATAATCCCGAGATCCAGGCCGGGTGCCTGCGCATCGCCGAGCTGATCGGCTCGATGACGATACACCTGATGGCCAACACCGAGGACGGGGACATCAGGATCCAGAATGAGCTGAGCCGGATGATCGACATCACGCCGAACCGGGGCATGACTCGGGCAGCGTGGATGACCGCGATCGTGATGAACCTGCTGCTCTATGGGCGCGGGAACAGCATCATCGTGCCGCACACGCATGAGGGGTACCTTGAGAGCCTGGAGCCGATCGCGGCGCATCGGGTGGAGTTTCTGGCGAAGCCCGGCAGCTACCGCGAGTATAAAGTCCTGATCGACGGCGCGGCGCGGAACCCGGAAGACCTGATCCACATCGTGGATAATCCTGACCCGACGTACCTGTGGAAGGGCCAGGGCGTGACGGTGACGCTCCGGGACATCGCCAACAACCTGAAGCAGGCGCAGAAAACCGTGAACGCCTTCATGGGCTCCGAGTGGAAACCCTCGATCATCGTGAAGGTGGACGCGCTGACGCCGGAGTTTGCGGATCCGGATGGCCGGAAGAAGCTGCTTGAAAGCTACGCTTCGCCGCCGTACCCGGGCGCGCCGTGGATCATCCCGAGCGAGGCCTTCAGCGTGGAGCAGGTGCGGCCGCTGACGCTGGCCGACCTCGCGATCAACGACGCGGTGAATATCGACAAAGTGACGGTCGCCGCCATGCTGGGCGTGCCGGCGTTCCTGCTGGGCGTCGGGAGCTTCAACCGCGACGAGTGGAACAACTTCGTCCAGACGCGGGTAAGGGCGATCGCGCTCAACATCCAACAGGCGCTGACGCGGGCGCTGATCCTCAGTCCGAAGATGTACCTCCGCCTGAATTACTGGAGCCTGCTCGACTACGATCTGAAGGCCGTGAGCGACATCATGCTCGCCGGCGCGGACCGCGGGTACGTCAACGGCGACGAGTGGAGAGATCGGATGAACATGCCGCCGGCCGGGCTGAAGGAGTACAAGGTGCTGGAGAACTACCTGCCATACGACATGAGCGGCAAGCAGAAAAAGCTGGTTCAGGACGGTGACGACGAATGAGGCTGACGCTGGGGTGCCCGTGGGGCCGATATGATGCGGAGATGCGCATCATGTGCCGGAAGGCCGACGGCCCGTGCGCGCACCAATACTTCAGGCCCTGCAAGGGCTGGGCCGTATTATCGCCGGGCGCGGATGCGTGCCCGATCAGGGAGGCGAAGGACGATGGAGCTCAGACAGGTAAGAGCCATACCAAGTCAGTTCGAAACAAGGGCTGACGGAGACGACTGGAAGATCTGCGGATACTTCGCCGTGTTCGGCAGTGACTACAACATCGCGCCGGACATGAGCGAGAGCATCGCGCCTGGGGCATTCACGCGCACGCTGGCCGAGCAGCCGGACGTGCGCGCGCTGATAAATCACGACACCACGCTGGTCCTCGGCCGGACGAAGGCCGGGACGCTCGTCCTGAAAGAGGACGACCACGGGCTGTACGGTGAGGCGACGATCAACCGAAACGATCAGGACGCCGTAAACCTGTACGAGCGCGTGAAGCGCGGCGACGTGGATCAGTGTTCGTTCGGCTTCGAGATCAAAGACGAGGATACCGACATCCGCGCCGACGGCTCGATGCACTGGACGATCAAGGATGTGGAGTTGTACGAGGTAAGCGTGTGCACCTTCCCCGCGTATGAGGCGACGAGCGTCTCGGCGCGGACGGCTGAGCGGGACGCCGCGAAGGCCAGGGCGCTTGAGGCGTGGCAGGCGCGCATGCGGGAGAAGCTGACAAGGAGTGATGAGGATGCTTAAGGCCATTATGCTGCGGCACCGGATCGACCTCAAGCGCGGGGAACTGACGAAGCTGCAGGCCCAGCGCGAAGAGATGAAGACCCGCGAGGCCGAGCTGGAACAGGCCGTCGCCGAGACTGCGACCGATGAGGAGCAGGACGTCGTCGAGGCCAAGATCGACGAGTTTGCCGCCGAGCGCGACGCGCTGGAGAAGCAGATCGCCGATCTGGAAAAAGAGATCAGCGACCGCGAGGCCGAACTGGCCCAGGCGGAAGCCGAGCAGGACACCGAGCCCGCGAAGGCTCAGGAACACAAGAGTGAAGAGAGAAAGGTGGAGATCCCCATGATGGAGACTCGTGACCGCGTCGCGCAGCTGGTTGAGCGCGAAGACGTGAAGAATTACCTGAACGAGGTGCGCTCCGCGATCAAGGAGAAGCGCGCCCTGACCAATGTCGGCCTGACGATCCCCGAGGCCATGCTGGGCCTGATCAAGGAGAATATCGTCGGCTACTCCAAGCTGTACAGCCGCGTCGACGCGCGCCGCATCAACGGCACCGGCCGCATGCTGATCATGGGCACCGTGCCGGAAGCGATTTGGACGGACTGCTGTGCCAACCTGAACGAGCTGTCTCTGGGCTTTAATGACCTGGAGATGGACTGCTTCAAGGTCGGCGGCTACTTCGCGGTCTGCAATGCCAACCTGGAGGACAGCGACGTCGCGCTGGCCAGCGAGCTGCTGAGCGCGCTGGGCCAGGCCATCGGCCTCGCGCTGGATAAGGCGATCCTGTACGGCCGCAACGCCGCCAGCACCGCCAAAATGCCGCAGGGCATCGTGAGCCGCCTGGCGCAGGAGTCCGCGCCGACCGGCTATCCGGCCACCGCGCGTCCCTGGGCCGACCTGCACACCAGCAACATGATCACGATCTCGGCCGCCAACTCTACCGGCACCAAGCTGCTGACCTCCCTGATCTCCGCCGTAGGCGCGGCCAAGGGCAAGTACAGCCGTGCCGGCCTGACCTGGGCGATGAACGAGACCACCTACACCAAGATCATGGCCGAGCTGGTCAACGTGACCGCCGCCGGCGCTTTCGTGTCCGGTCTGGGCGCGACCATGCCTGTCGTGGGCGGCGCCATCGTCGTCCTGCCCTTCATGGCTGACAACCAGATCGTGGCCGGCTACTTCGACGAGTACGTGCTGGCCGAGCGCGCCGGGCAGACCTTCGCGACCTCGGAGCACGTGCGGTTCCTGGCCGACCAGACCGTGCTGAAGGGCACCGCGCGCTATGACGGCGCGCCGGCCATCGCCGAGGGCTTCGTGGCTATCGGCATCGCGGGCACCGCGCCGAGCGCGACGATGACTTTCGCCTCCGACACGGCGAATTAAGTGAGGTGAAGCGCCGTGGCTATCAACGCGGCGACGGCGCTCTCGCTGATCAAGGCGCGCCTGAACAGGCTCGAAAGCGACACCACGCTGGATGAGTACCTGACGGCGCGCCTTTCTTCGGCGTGCGCCGAGCTTGAGAAGACCGGCATCACACTGGACGACGGCGCGGACGATCTGATGCTCGCGGTGGACTACACGGTATGGCAGTACCAAAACCGCGACAAGCCGGGCGGCATGCCCGACTGGCTGAGGCTGAGGCGGCGCGAGCGCTGGGTGCAGGAGGTGGGCCGGCATGATACTTGATACCGGGATCTGCACCGTGTATCGCAAGCGGGCGGAGGATCGGCCGGGGTACAAGCCGGTGTACACCGACGTGGCGTATCACCAGAGCTGGTACGGCGAGCTCAACTACGAGACCGCGCCGGCGTGGCCCACGCGCGACCGCGAGGAAGTGCGGGCCGACAAGCGGATCCGGATCCTGCAGAACCGAGACATAGCCAACCATGACAAGGTGGAGCTGACCGACGTGTACGGCAACACGCGCATGTACGAGGTGACGCGCGCGTATCACGGCACGGACGACGACAGCGGCGAGATGATCACCGACCTGACACTGGAGGCGATGGAGCATGACGCTTGACGACATCCGGCAGCTCGTGCTCCACGCCGACCCGGAGGCCACGCGGTACGAGGCCGGGGCCGTGAACGGCGCGAGCTACACCACGTGGCGAGAAGTGCGCCGGCTGGACACCATGGCCGACGACCGGCACGAGGAAGGCTGGGCCTTTCAGATCGACCGCTTCACGCGGGACGAGGGTGATCAGATCGCGGCCATGATCATGGCGATCCTGGACGATGACGACAGTGTGGCGTATGAGTACCACACGGACTACGAGCCGGACACGCGGTACATCCACCACATCTTCGACTGCGAGGGATACTGATGGCGCGATTTGACATGAGCGGGCTCGATGGGATCATCCGCGACATGCAGGCCATGGGCCAGGATACGGGGCCGGTGGCCGACGCCATGCTGATGACGGGGGCCGAACAGGTCGCCGAGGCGTGGCGGAGGTCGGCTGAGGAGCACGAGCTACGCGACACGGGCGACATGATCGCGTCCATCGGGTATCCGCGTAAGCCTTCGGGCATCGGGAGTGCGAAGAGCATCGACATCTACCCGCAGGGCGTTGACCGCAAGGGCGTGCGCAACGCCGAGAAGGCGTTCATCCTGCACTACGGGACGAGCAAGCGCCCGGGCACGCGCTGGGTGGACGACGCCGACGCATACTGCGAAGGCACCGTTGTCCCGGCCATGGAACAGATCTGGAATGAGTTTATCGAGACGGGCCGCGCCCCTTCCTCGGCATCAGGCCGGGGTGTGGGAGGCGGCATTTCTGTACAGAGGGGGAAATAGCATATGGCATTTGTTGGACTGAGGCACGTCGTGGCCGCCACCATCGCCACCGAGGTCGAGGGCCAGGCGCTGACCTACGACGCCGGCAAGGTGATCGGCAAGGCCATCGAGGCGAACCTGACCTGGAACCGCAACGACAACCCGCTTTATGCGGATGATGCGATCGCGGAGAACGACAACGGCATCACGGGCGGCTCGCTGGAGCTGAACGTGGACGACCTGACGGACGAGGTGCGCGCGTACCTGCTGGGCGACGCCACCGAGGGCACCGGGGCCGATGTGGCGTACATCGAGACGGACGACGCCGCGCCGTATGTCGGCGTGGGCTACATCCGCGTCAGGCGCAAGAACGGCGAGACGAGCTATCAGGGCGTATGGATCTACAAGGCCCAGTTCGCCCAGGAGAGCGAGGATGCGCAGACCAAGGGCGAGTCGATTGAGTGGCAGACGCCGACGATCAACGGCACCATTTTCGGCGTGACCGGCGAGGTGACCGGCAAGACGGCCTTCCGCGAGCGCAAGACCTTCACGACCTACACCGCCGCGGAGACGTGGCTGGACGGCAAGGCGGGCCTCTAAGCCCGGCGGAGGATTTATGGCCAGTAATACGGTCAGGGTGGGCGGGCGAAAGCTCGCCCTCGTTTTCAATCTGTGGGCCGCGGGCGAAATCGAACGGCTCTACAACAAGACCACGAGCGAGCTGATCAAGGACTCGCTCAAACTGCTGGATGACACCCAGACGCTGCTGGGCGTGAGCGCCGTGATGGCGAATGTCGGCGAGAAGATGAACGGCGGCACGCCGGACATCACCGCCGAGTGGCTGGGTATGCACCTGACAGTGACGCAAAAGACGAAGCTCCAGATCGCCGCGATCAACGCGATGACTGACGGCATGAGCATGGAGACGGACGACGAGAGCGAGGGCGAAGAGATCGACGTCACGCTCGAAGAGATCAAAAAAAAAGAGACCGCGGCCGGCTGACATACCGGCTGATGCTCAGTTACGCGCTGGTCGCGGGATTGAGCATGACGGAGGCGCTGGGCCTCGCGCCGGGGCTGATCTGCGACCTGTACGTGTACCGGATGCGGTACGACGACATGGAGCACGGCGTGAAGCGGAAGCGGCAGGCGCGATGCGCGGATTGATGTGAGGTGAGACGGAGTGGCCGGGAAGCGCGAAATTAAGACGACGCTGAAGCTTGAGGGCGAACAGCAATTCAAGCGGGCAATGAGCGACGCGACGACCTCGCTCCGTGAGCTTGACAGTGAACAGCGGCTGGCTGAGGCACAGTTTAAGGCCACGGGCGACGCCCAGGCGTACATGGCCGAAAAGTCGCGGATACTGCAGCAGAAAATCGCCGAACAGCAAAAAGTGGTCGACGCGGGCGAGCAGGCCCTCGCCGAAATGAAGAAACAAGGTGTCGACCCAACGACCAAGGCATACCGCGACATGCAGCGCAAGGTAAACGACGCGAAGGTCAAAGTCACGGATATGCAGATTGCGCTCAACAACAACGAGAACGAGTTGAAGCAGCAATCATCACAGCTCGACACGACGGCGGGGGACGCTCAGGCGTACGGGGAATCGATGGAGAGCATCGACTCCTCGATCAAGTTCGAAAACGCGATCAACGCCGTCAGCAGGCTGAAGGAGCACCTGAAGCAGGTCCTGACGACAATCTGGAATGTGGGTAAAGGCGTCGTCGAGCTTGAGATGGAAGGCGGCAAATGGGCCGACGAGCTGATCACTCAGGCGGACAATATCGGCATCGGCGTTGAGGAGATGCAACGGTGGCGCTACGCGTCGCAGCAGGTCGACGTCGAGATCGGCACAATCCAGCAGGCTGCGGACAAGCTGGGGCAGAGTCTCGATGCATCAGGCGATACCAGCGAGGATTTTTACCAGACGCTCAACAGGATCGGCGTCGCCTACCGCAACGAAAACGGCACGCTGAAGACGAACATCGACCTTTTCTGGGACATCATCGACGCGCTGCACAACGCGAACATGTCCGAGAGTGAGCTGGAAAAGACGACGCAATCGCTGTTCGGCAAGAAATTCCGCGAGGTGCAGCGGCTCGTCGAGGGCGGTTCGCAGGCGTTTTTCGACTATGGCAACAGTGTGAGCGTCGTCAGTGAAGATGCCGTCAACTCGCTGGGTAAAGAAAACGACGCATGGGAGACGCTGACGCAGGAGCTCGACTCGGCGAAATATACGATTTTGGCTGGCATGGCGGACACATTTACCAGTGTGGCCACTTCGCTCAGCTCGGTGGTGAAGTCTTTTAACGAGTTCCTGGCCTCCGAGGCGGGCCAGAAGGCGCTGCAGGGGCTGAATGATGCGCTTGCCGGGCTGATTGCCGAGTTTACGGGCGAGCAGAATTTTGAAGGTCTGGTGGACGCGGCCGCGGCGGCCGTGAAGAAACTGACGGATGGGCTGGCGTGGATCAAGGAAAATTCGAGCTTCGTTACGGGCGGCATGTACGCGCTCGTGGGCGCCTTCGGCGCGCTGACGGTGGCGGAACCGGTGCTGACTTTTTTGCAGCTGCTGTCCTCGACGAATCTGACGCGCAAGCTGAAGCAGCTGGGCGTGGCCAACGGGGCCGTGAACGGGGCGCGGGTGGCCGCGGGAGCAGGCGGCGCGGGGGCCGGGGCTTCGGGCGCGGGCGCGGCGGCGGCCGGCGGCGCTACGGTAATCCCGTGGTGGCAGAAGTGGCTCAACAAGATATTCGCAGGGGCTGACGCTGCGGCAATCGGCGCGGGGACCGGGCTGACCATGACGCCGAACATATTCGTGGCGCAAAAGGAAGCCGAAGAATATGCCGATGATATGCTCGGGAAGGTTGACGATCTGAAGGCGACGAAGGCGGCTGAGGAAGAGTGGCTTGAGTCTGTCAACAGTCTGTTTGATCCTGACGTGTACTTGAAACCCGAAGAGGCGACGAAGCCAGACGGGACGATAAATCTTGACGCTTTCACGGGCGTGAAGGCTGACGATCTGATCGCTTCTACGCGCAGCGCCAACATAACGCCCGTCGCCGAGAGCCTGCTGGGCTACCTGCAGTGGGCGCAGAAAACGTCGACCGACCTCGACAACCTGATGGCGAACCTTCAGGGCGAAGGCCAGACCGCAGACAACATGCGCGCGGTGTTCGGCGACGACTGGGCGGATTTTTACGGCGCGGGCACTGACGCCGAAACGGCGCTGAGCGCGATGATCGCGCAGCTCCAGGCGGACATCGCCGCGGGCGCGGACACGCTGGGCGCGGACGGCGCGGAGATGGGCGCGCAGACCGGCGCGGGCCTGATCGAGGGAATGAACGCGCAGATACCGGCGCTTCAGACGGCGGCTGCGAACCTCGCGCGCATCGTGAGCGGCACAATCCGCGAGACGCTGCGGATCAACTCGCCTTCGCGGGTGATGGCGGGGCTGGGCGCGTACACGGCGCAGGGCTTCGCCGAGGGCATCGGCGGAAGCGTGTGGCGCGTGGAAGACGCGATGGACAAAATGATCGGCGCGACCCAGCGGCGGCCGGTGTACCCGCGCGGCGGATACGCGGCGGGCGGCGCCCAGGGCGGCGCTGGCGGCATGATCAACGCCACAATCGTGATGGACAAAGAGGTCGTGGGCATGATGGTCGCGCCCGCGGTGGACGGCGTGATCGGCGCGACGATTTCGGCGAGGAGGTGAGCGCGGTGAAGAGGCATCTGGATGTGTGGCTCAATAATATGAGCCTGCGCGACGCGGACCCGCGCATCATCATTACGAATGTGCGCGACAATCCGCCGGAGATCGAGACGACTTTCGGCCAGTACGCCGGGCGGCACGGACAGCGGATTATGTCGCAGTTCAGGGTACAGCGTGAGATCGGCGTGGATTTCCGGCTGAAGGAACTGTACAGCCTGAGCGCGCGGCAAAAGATCATCGACGCGGTGTGCGCGTGGGCGCAGCCTGGGTACCTGACGACGAGCCTGCAGCCGGACAAGCGGATTTATGTACATGTGACCGCGTGGCCGGGCGTCGTGAGCGCGCGGGATTACACCGAGGAATTTTCGGTTGAGTTTACCGCGTCGGCGCAGCCGTTTTGGGAGGACATTGCCGCGCAGGCGTGCGTGATTTCGGGCGCGGCAAGTGGCGCCGGCACGCTCGCGAACCTGGGCAATCAGGATACGGTCTGCGATGTGGAGGCGACCGTAACGAGCGGGACGCTGACGAGCTTCATCGCGCAGGTCGGCGAGACTTCGATTGAGCTTGCGGGCCTGAGCGTGGCCGCGGGCGGGAAGATCGCGATCAGGCATGATGAGTTCGGCAATCTGATGATATACGCCGGCGGCGCGTCGGCGCTCAGCAAGCGGACGGCGCAAAGCGCGGATGAGCTGATTGCCGCGCCCGGGCGCAATGACGTGACGATTACGGCTGACGCGACGGTGAGCGTGACGGTATCGGCGAGGGGGCGCTATCGATGACGGCAAGACTTCCGCGCCTGCTGGATCAGTCCTTCGGCGAGGTGACGCGCCTCCGCCCGACGGCGGCCTCCGCCACGATCAGCCTGCGCGAACCGCCAACCGCACAGATCACGCTGGCCGACGAGACGGTACAGATGCGCAGCTGGGTGGAGCTGTACGCGGGCGAGGACTCGCTCGGGCTTTTCCGCGTGACGAACATCGACCGCGCGCCGAGACGCGAAACCACGCTGACGCTGCGGCACTGCATCGACACGCTGGCGGACGACATCTGGGCCGCCGAAACCGAGTTTGACGGGACGGTCGCGCAGTTCCTGGGCGCGCTACTCGCGTACCAGTCCACCGCGCGGTGGCAGTTGGGCGTGTGCGAGTGCGCCGGGAACTACAAAAAGACGATCAGCTATACGCTCCTGAGCGAAAACCTGTGGGCGATGGCTGATGAATATCAGGATTATTACTTCGAGTACGATCTGACGACAACGCCCTGGACGCTGAATTTCCGCGCGCTGCCGACCGAGTGCACGGCGGAGTTCCGGCTTTCGCGCAACGTGGAGTCGGCGCAGATCAGGCGCGACGACGAGGCGATGTTCACGCGGCTGATCGTGCAGGTGCAGGACGGGCCGAACCCGGGCCTTCGGACGTACGACGCGGCCGCGGCGCAGGCGCTGTACGGGATCATCACCAAGACGGCCTCGGTGAAGGTGGCGGACGTGCCGGACCCTGACACGTGGGCTCAGGCGCTTTTGGCGAAGCGATGCTCGCCGACGGTGCAGGTCACGGTGGATGGCTACGAATTGAGCCGTCTGACCGGCGAGACCTTCGACCACATGAGCGTGGGCAAGTCGTGCCGGATGGCCGTGCCGCTGATCGCCGAATACCTGCAGGAGAATATCGTCAGCGTGACATACCCGGACCTGCTCGGCGAGCCCGAGCGCGTGACGGTGGAGCTGTCGAACCACCTGCAAAAGTTTTCCGAATCCATCGTGTCGCTGAAAAAGGCCGCGGGCGGGTCCGGCGGCGGAGGCTCGGCGCTCGGTGGCGGCGGCATGAGCACGCTTGAGGAAGTGACCTACTGGGGCCAGGTCGTCACGAAGACGGGCGTGCGCGACATCTATGAGACAGGCCTGTGGATTGACGCCGAGACCGGCGCGACGATCTACAGCCTGCAGGAAGGCGTCCGCGCGAACCGCGGCGAGATCACCGTAAACTCGCAGAACATCTCGCTCGTCGTGACGAACGGCTCGATCAACGCCGCCTCGATTGTGGCCGCGGTGAACGACGCGGGATCGAGCGTGACGATTTCGGCGGACAAGATCGTTTTGAACGGCGAGACGCTGACGAATCAGCTCGGGGCGACAAACGCGAGGATCACCAACCTCACGAGTGGCACTACTCAGGCGGAAAGCCTCAAGGCGGGCATCCTCACCGCCGTCAGCGCATTCCAGGCGTACGGCACAGTGGCGGTCTGGGTTGATAAGGCGGTTATGGGCAGCGACGGTAACCCGGTAACAATTCACTATCTGGGGCACTTGTGATATGGATAAATGTACAGCAATCGACGAGATGATCGTGGCGCTGGACGCGGCAATCGACCAGCGCGGCGCGCAGCGGGCGCTGACGATCTGCGACGTGATACAGCGCCTGACCGCGCTGAAGCAGGCGCTTCGGGAGGATGAGGCACAATGTACAAAGTGAGGTTGGCCAACGGGGCCGAGTATCCCGTCCACTGGTGCGGCGGGTCTGGCGGCTCGCTGAGCATCGCGCTGCCGGAGGGCGAGCTTCCGACGCTGGCGCAGGTCTTCGGCGATCCGGAGGCGACAAAAGTGATTGAGTTCGTCAGCGACACGCAGACGACGATCTACGATAACTACACCCGGCTGGTGGCGCTGATCGATGAGCGCTGGCAGGGCATGTATATCACGATCACACTGAGGCAGGAGGGTTGAGTATGGCGATCTACCCTATCGCGCGAACCGTCAATCTCGACGAGACGCTGCGCAAGGATACGTTGTACGGCGAGCTGTACGGCGGCGAACAGGACTCGCACGAGTTTATTATATCGGCTACGCGAGGAGGCACGGACTACGACTTCGACGGCACGGCCACGGCGCGTTACATCCGCGCTGACGGTCAAACGCTGATGCTTTCCGGCATGGTGGCGGGCGGGAAGTGCGTAGTCGATCTGCCGCGGGCATGCTACGCGGTGCCCGGGCGCTTCACGCTGACGATTTTCAACACGACTGATGCAGGCGTGAAGGGCGCGGTGTACACCTGCACCGGCAACGTCGCCCGGACGACGACCGGCGAGGAGCTGGACCCTGGGAGCGCGGTGCCTGACATCGACGACATTCAGGCTGAGTATCAGCGCATGCAGGCGGCGACGGACGCGGCCACGGCGGCGGCGGCGGTGGGCAACGGAGCCTTCCGGGCGCTCGCGCCGTACAATGCCTATGATGTTGCGGCCACACTGACCAAGACGAGCACGACAACGACGGACATTACCTGGGCGTGGGACGCTGACGGCAACTGCCACGTGAGCGGAACGGCGGCTAGTCTGCGCGTCAACAACCTTTGGCTCAACGACGCGGCGCTCCCGTACGGGCTTGAGCCGGGTCAGACGTTCACCTGCATTATGACTTCGACGGCGGCGACAAGCGGAGTCTGGTGCGGACTGCAATGGTACATCAGCTCGTGGGGCTCGCCAATCTACATCAGGACCACGGCGAGTAAGATCACCGTCCCTGACGGCGCGGTCGGGATGCGGCTCCGTCTGGGCGTCAACGCTGGTGTCACGGTGGACGAGACAGTTTCACCTCGGCTGGTGTATGGCATGACGAACGATGAACTCGCGGCGCTGATCGATACTGCAACGGTGGACGAAACAAAAGAATACCTCGGGCTGGAGTAAGGGAGGGCGGATTTAATGGCGAATGGAGATAAGCTGATTTCACTCGACGGCCTGAAGGCTACGTATGACGATCTGAAGGCCCAGCTAATCAAGTATAATTCAGTCGATGTTTTGGCTGGCAAGCTCACGCGGCGCACGACGACAGCTAACGGCATCACGTACACATGGAACGACGACGGCACCTGTACGGTTACCGGCGCAACTGAAGGCTCTGCATCAGTCTGCAACCTCGCGTATCCGGCGATCCCCCTGCCTGACGGTGTTAAGGCCGGTGACAGTTGCGACGTTGTTTACTCCACATCTGACGCTCGCGTTATTCTGAGCCTGCGCTTCATGCAGTCCGCTTCTGATGCAGCGCCGACATACTGCAATGTTTCCCACTCAGGGACAATCGTTGTGCCAGAAGATGCAGCGTATGTATGGATTTGTCTTTATGTCGCGAAGGACACCACATTGGAGAATGCTGTGACTGTCAGCTCGCCGATTGCGCTGTTGAATAGTAGAAGTTATGAAAAATCAGATACCGTCCCCATCGCAAAGACATACGTGGATAATGCCGTGACTGGTGCGCTGAACAGGCTGAACGCCGTCCGCAAGTGGAACACGAACACGTACATCAACGAGAGGACAGGGGCCATATCGTACAGTTCGGCGAATGTGAGTGTCTCCGAGCTGATCAGCATCCCTGATGGGCTGAACATCCATATCCACAGGGCGGCGAGAATTGGGAAGTATGACGCGAATGGCGCGTTTATCGAAACCGTAACGCCTGAGGGCATGGACATCGTTATCAGCTCTGCCGATGCGGCATTCGTGAGGCTTCAGTTCCCGTCCGTTAATGTTGAAGTAATGGATTTTTTGATTGCGTATCGTTATGCTGCGCTCGAAGATCGCGCTGCCCTGGAAGCGAAGCTGACCGAAACCACGAACAAGGCACAATACTTGAACGGCGCGGCGGCCTCGGCCAGCACGGGGAACCCGCTGATCCTTCAGAATTGCGATTATAGGGTTCCGTTCCGCGCGTTCTCTGCAAGCGGCATCAGCACGAATGAGAATATCGTCATATGCAAGAAGAATATCTTCGCGCTAAGACACGCCAATGGTACATTCACGAAGAATGGCGTGAGCTTTACGTTCAATACCGTCAATCACACCATCCGTATCAGATCGACTACAGGCGCGACGACAGCCACGACGTCAGGCTTCTCCGACTTTGGCGATGATTTCAAGCAGGTCAACGGCATCAACTTCTTGCACAATTTCAAGTTCAGGTTCCCGGTCGACACGCAGGTCTCGATCAGCGATAATCCGTCTGAGGAAGTGCCTTTCGATTTTGGCGTGCAGATGCACGTCTACGATGGCACGACTATGCAGTATGTTGGCACGGGGGGACTGACATTTGTGGCGCAGGGCGGGCGTGAGTACATCTTGTATTTCCTCGTCCAAGGGCCGCATACGACCAGTGGCGGCCTGACGTATGGCGGCTGGACTGGCGACATTACTTATTCGCCGCAGGTGGAGATCAATCCATACCCGACCGGTTATGAGCAGTATGAGGGCATCAAAACGAAGTTGCTTGCGACGGGCGAGGAAAACTTGTTCAAGTGCGGCGGGACGTCGCCGGGTCGATACACCAGCGGCGGCGTAAAGGCACTTTTCGACAGCGCGACGAACGAGATTTATCTGGACGCGAACAACGATACCGAGAACAGCGTGCTCATTCAGGATACATCGAATGATCAAACCGTGAACGGCGTGACGACATACTATATCAATAAATTTGTCCCCGGCGAGACGCCTGTGTTTGTGCGTGGTTTCGACAACAAGTATTCCGGCAAGCTAATAACCCAAATCACCGACGGCACAACCATCAGAAGCGACAGCCTGGGGAGCGGCATTTTCTTCGAGGGCGAAGCAGACAAGGAGTATGCCTTCAGGGTACTGGTGCTTCCGGGCGCGCAGATCAACACGATACTGAAGCCGACGATCTCGACTGGCATTTACGCCATCAGGAATTACGGGACGTATGCAGGGACGACAGTGCTGTATACCGATCAGGCGGCACAGCTTACCGTCAGCCAGCAGCCGATCTCCGCGAAGTGGAATGCCTCACGCAACAATGACATTGTAAGCAAGATCGAGTTGCTGACTGGTGGCAGGATTATCACGCCCTTTGCGAAGCTGCTTGCGCGTGGACCGATGATCTCGTTCATCGACGATGACACTACGAATATCACGTATGTTACACGGTATCACGATGTGTTTGCCGAGGTTCAGGCCGCGAACCCGACAAAGACGGTGCTGGGCGGATTCGCTGTCGAAACGATCAATCTTGACAACAATGCAGGATTGCCGGAGCTTCTGCTACAATACGAGCAGGAGGGGTATTCATGCCTGTACCATTGCTATCACCAGTCTGGCCAAAGCACGAATTACTGGATTGAGAGCCAACCGGAATACGACCGCGACCTGATCAAAGAGAATTTCATGCGTGGACTGAGAAGCATCAGAGAATATGGATTCTCGAATTACCGGCAATGGGTGACGCCCTACGGCGTGAACGACAAGTTTATCGTCGATCTGGCCAAGAGTCACGGCATGGAGTGCCTGTTGAATTGCCCGTCACGGTATAGTCAGAACATGTTCGTTACGCCGTATGGGAATGTGAGCCGGTGGAACATTCCGCGCGCAATCTTCATCGAGAGCGGAACCAATGAGGCCACACTGAAGCGGATCATCGACAACTGCATCCGGTCGAACGGATGGCTTACGATTGTATCCCACGTGAACAGTTGGGGATCGAGCGTTGACCTGATGCGCCAGCGGCTGGTTGATCTGCTTCAGTATTGCATCGACGCGGGCGCTGAGATTGTACCGTTCTCTGTGGGCTTCGAGGAGTACAGATCAGTTTTTGCGCTGAACGATTTGATGTAAGGAGGCGGTCTGATGGCTAAGATACTGATGGATGCTGCCGAGTTCGTGCGCAGGCACCTCGACGCGGCGCGTAACTACAAGACGATCTACATGTATGCGGCGTATGGCTTTCAGGTGACTGACGCCACCATCGCCGCGAAGGCCAAGCAAAACCTCAACGGCTGGTACACGCCGACGAACATCAACAAGCTCCGGGCGGTGGCGAACGAGACGCCGCCCGTCTGGGGCTTTGACTGCGTGAACACGACGAAGGGCATTCTGTGGGGCTGGACGGGCGACGCCAGCAAGATTTACGGCGGCGCGGTGTACGGCTCCAACGGTGTGCCAGACACCAACGCAAACGGGATGATCGGACGCTGCCGTGAAATATCCACAGACTTTTCCACCATCGAGCCGGGCGAGGGCCTGTGGCTTGAGGGGCACTGGGGCGTGTACGTCGGTGACGGTCTGGCCGTCGAGTGCACCAATCATAGCGGCTGGAAGTCAGGCGTGCAGGTGACCGCCGTCTGGAACATCGGCAAGAAGGACGGCTATCATGGCCGATACTGGACGAAGCACGGGAAGCTCCCGTGGGTGGGCTACTCCGGCGAAGCCGACAAGATCGAGCCTGAAGTCATCGCGCTGGGCGACCGAACGATCAAGAAGGGCACCAAGGGCGCGGACGTGAAGGAACTGCAAGAGGCGCTGATGAAGCTCGGATACGCCCTGCCGAAATTCGGCGCTGATGGCGAGTGCGGAACCGAGACGGTGAAGGCCATCGAGCTATTCCAGACCGATCAGGGCCTTGAGGCTGACGGTAAGTTTGGCCCGGCGAGTTTCGAGGCGCTGAAGCGCGCGCTGGCCGGAACGGCTCCGGCTGACCCGATGAATGGATTGTACACGGCGAAGCACGTGCCCGCCGCCGAAATCGCAGGCCTGAAGGCGCGGTGCCCCGGAGTGGAGGTGACGCGCGAATGAGCGAAGCAATCATCGTCGCCCTCATCACCGTGGCAGGCTCTATCATCGTGCAGGTGATGATCGCCCGCGCCAACACGCGCGACCTGTACGCCAAACTGGACAAGCAGTCGGAAATCAGCGATCAGCGGATACAAGGCGAGATCGATGTGATAAAGACCGAAATCCGCCAACTGACGGTGCAGGTGGAGAAGCACAATCAAGTCATCGACCGCACATACGCGCTGGAAAACCGCATGGGCGTGGCCGAGGAGAGGATCAGCGATGCCAACCACAGAATCAACGAGCTGCGCGACCGGCCCGGCTAAGTG